TATATGACCCCCCCTCTTTATTCCTGCATGGGACTACCTGTCCTGTACCGTGCGTTAACAAACATAGTTTCAATCTCTAGGATATAATTTGTATCGATCCACCTAGACTCTTTAATCTCATCCATTGCAACGGATGCTTCGCAATATTTGCTTAATGTTTCTTTTCCGTATTCGGTATAGTACTTAGACGGTTGAGCACCATGAAGATTATCGCCTGACATTGGATTGTGTTGAATTCTACATACTATTTTATATTAGGAAACCCCCATAAAGGGGGTTTTTTTATAATGATTTAAGTATTGCGTAACAGTTATTTATCGACTCTTATCATTTTATATGATTGTTCTTCATACTCAATACGTATGAAAACTCTTCTTCCTTTGTTAGTACAAGTAGATCCTCTGTACTTAAGTCCTTCATCTAATACTGCAATAGAATTAGCAAGACTCTCAATCTTTATATTCTCTGATGAATATGAGGTATTACTATCTGCAATTTCAAGTACTCCATCATTACTATTAACATAATAAATTGCAGTCTTTCTTGTACTAGTAGTATACTCTTGATGTATTATACTATCTGTATTTGCAATAGAGATTGCTTTAACAACAAATGGTTTAGAAACTTTTAATGCAGCCATCAAAGGATCTAATATCAAACATGTACCAGCAGCAATTTCTCTATCTGGTTCTGGGTTCTCACCCTTAGCAGAATAAAAAACATGCTCATACTTACATGATGGATCTTCTGATGAATAGAACCAAGGAAAATGATTTCCCATTATATAAGAATGTATAGCACCTGCTTCCTTCTGTGGAAGAAAATCATCATAAACGTTCATTTAAAATCTCGGTATCTTTTGTACTAGTGGAAGGACTTCAGTCTCTACTTTCTCTGCAATCTTATCAACTATACTTATATCTATGTCCATAAACGGTGGGATGATACCGAGTAGTCTTAGAGTCCCATCTAAAAACAATGCTAAACAAGTAAAACCGAGAATCATACTAATAATAGTAGCTTCTCGGTTATGTTTACGCATAGACTCTTCATCTATCCTTCTAGCTTCTTGTAAAGCATCAGCAATTAATACATCCACTTGTTCTTTTGTGTAACAAAGACGAGGTAAAATTTTCCTGACAGCTTCTTCAGTCATGGATTACCCTCCATCAATGTCACATCCTATGACACTACCACCAACTATTCCAAGAGGAATTGCCCACCAACGTCCATCTCCTTGAGATAGTGCTGCTGCAGCACCTCCACCTAAAATACCACCAAGAACTGCTCCGTCACTACACTCATTACCGTCAGGTGATGGTGGTCTTTGATAGATTGGTCTTGGTTCTCTTTCTCTAGGGGGTGATGATCTCCATGGCCTACATGGTACTTCAATAGTATCATGCCATGACTTAACATATCCTGGACTGTTTGCTGTGCCAGGAACATACTCTTCTCTATATTCTTTGCGTATACATTTTCTCGATGAAGACCAGCCTGGTTGTGACTCGTACGCTTGAGCACTACCAGCAATCAAAAATGGAAACAATAATAATGGTGCTAGTTTCATAATTCTCCTGTTAATATACTTATTATAACAGCACAAGGAGGATATTAAGTCCTCCTTGTGCCAGTTTATAATCAGTCCTCCTCTGCTAATGACTGAAAGTATGAGAGGGTATCACTTTCAGATGCTGAAGCAGGAGGTGCTGTTGCACCTACTTTTTCTCTGAAATCTGATACTTCTTTACCCCAATTAGCAGGTACTACTTCCTCTTCACTCTCATCAACAGCAACTGGTGCTGGTCGGGTAGCATTCTTACCCAATACCAAATTCAATCTTGATTTCAATTGCTCATAAGTTTTGAAGTTCTTAGCAGCTTCAAACTCAGCAAGTGAATAAGACTGTTTCCAGATCTCCTCTAATTCACCATCATCAAATCCACCTAACGTTGCAGGTGCAGCGAACTCTGACTTATCATAGTTCCAATATCCATCAACCTTTCTAATCTTAACCTTAAAGTCAGCACCTTTCCATAGATTAAATGGATCAAGTGGTGTCTCGTCAGCAAAAGCAGGTTGCATTGCTTCGACAAGTTTATCGAAGATCTTCTTACCATACTTATAAAGGAAGACCTTGCCTTCATTCTCTGGATGTGCAGGATCTGACACAACATAGATGTTAGAGTAGTAAGAAAGCTTACGCTTCTGTACTCTAGCAGTTGCTTTATCCTGTTCACGACCACTGTTCCAGAGTTCTCTGTTCAGTTCTCCAACGGGATCATCCTTACCTATAGTAGTAAGAGAGTTCTCGATGTACCACTGACCACCAGGACCCTTGAAAGAGTGTGACCAGATCTTTGCCCAAGGCATATCCTCTCCGTCTGGAGCAGGAAGGAATCTAATAACAGCATAACCGTTACCAGACTTGTCCAACTCAGGTTTCCAAAGACGCTCATCAGCACCTCCACCACCTTGAGGTTGGTTTAGTTTTTCTATCTCTTGTGTCAGTTTACTAAGAGTGCTACCAGCAGAGGCAGCTTTCTTTAGTGAAGCAAATGACATAATCGTATTCTCCGTATTGTGTGTATTAATGCTACTGTGTAATCGTAGCATACTATTTAGGTCTTGTCAATCACGTTCTGATTGACTTTTTTCTGCTCTTCCTAACGTAACGAGCATAGCATCCATGCAGTCCAAGAGACTAGCATATCCAAATGCTTGAGACAAAGCATCAATCCTTACCCTCATGTCTGCTGCCTCAGCATCTTCTTTAGATGCTAAAGTTAACCTAGTATAAAAATTTCTCTGCTTATCTATCAATACTTTACACTTATCAATGTGTTCAATTCTTGCTTCTGCATCCATCTTATGAAGATGATTAGTCATAGAAGCTATCTCATGATAAGTATTAAATATATCATTCAAATTTTCCTGAACTTGTTCTGATTCAAAGAACGTTGCCTCTGTCATAAGGGTAAGACTCCTTTAGTTGTTTGCTTCATATAATTAAGACGTTGAGCTTCATGCTTCAGTCTTTCTTTTAATGGTTTTGATATAAGTTTTGGTACAGTTTCTATTTCAATCTCATTCTCTTGACAGTAAGTTACTACTGCTTCAATGTAAGTAATGAGACCACTGCTTTTATGTACCAACCTTTCAATCTCTGCAGAGAATTTGGTTGGAGTTAGGAATTTATCTTCAAGTAAATTTTCTTTAGGCATTCTTTCCCCTAACAAATTCTTCAATGTAGGACTTAAGTAATTGTAGATAGTCATCAAGATTGTATTTCTGAAACACTTGTATAGACCCATCTTCAACCGCAATGAGTGTGACAATTTTCTTTACCTCAATACCTGTACGTTCGAGGAACATCGCTGCGTATGCAGTCTCTTGAACAAAGTAATGTTCAACCCAGTCCTCTTGCTTTTCTTTAGTGGAGGTTTTAAAATCAATTACTGCTAACTCACCATCAAACTCTGCAATGCAGTCTACACGACCAGCAAGTCCAAGGTAATGTGAGTATAGGAAAGTTTCCAAACAGTGTATGTTATCAATGCGGTCAAGAGTAGTCTTTGCCGACTGAAACATTCTAACAGATAATGGATTATTTTCCAAGTATATTTCAAGATTTAATTTATCTTTAATATAATCTTCAGTAATACTATGGAAGGCAGTACCTCTTTGAGTTGCTCTAGCAGTTATTTGATTAGCCTCATGCTCACCTACTTTCTTTCTCCAACCTGCGAAGAATGCTGCGTTCTTAAACGATGTGATTGAGGTAACACTCGGATAGTATTTATCCGCACCAGGAATAGGATAGAATCTTACTCCATCCTTATTAATTGGTTCAACTTCTATCGGTTTGATAGGGTCATCAACAAAGGTAAAGCTCATTAGAAACCAAGATTGTATTTTGTTATTAAGTATTGCTTGACTAGACCAGACCTTACGATGTCATCTATGCCAAACTCAATGCAAGCAAAGTCCTTCATTTCCTGAAGGATTTGTATGAAGTCTGATATCTTAGACTTCTCTGCTTCTCTTGTTAGATCTGTCTGAGTGATGTCACCACAGAACATAATCTTAGAGTCTTCACCTACTCTTGTTATTATACTATCTAATTCATGAAAATTCAAGTTACTAAACTCATCAACTATTACAATAGCATTATCTAATGTAGTACCTCTAATGAATGAAGTACTCCAAAAGTCAATGGTCTCTTGAGATCTTAGATTATCATACAACATCTCAAATGAATTATCATCAGGCATACCAAACATATACCTCACCATATTCTTGTAAGGTATTTGATATAGGTATGACTTATCTTCATGATCGCCAGGAAGAAAACCAATCTCTCTAGTAGGTACTAATGACCTTACAATGTATATCTTATCGTAAGGTGAAGTATCATCTAGTACCTCTTGTAATGCTAGGTAAAGCATAATAAATGTCTTACCTGTACCAGCAGCACCATGCAACAGAAGATTCTTACCTTTCTTATACTCATCGAAGGCAAGTGTTTGATTATCAGTAAGAGGTTTGATCTCGGTCATGTATGACCTATCAATAGGTTTCTTTCTCTTCATCATCTTCTTAGACATCGGTTGAATTGGTGCAGTACCATTACCGTTGGATTTCTTCTTTGCTCTTGGCATTATGTAAAGCGACTCAGGTTTGCAAGTGGATGTGCCTCTTGTACTTTAGACATGACTTCCTTAAATCCATCAGAAGATTTAGGTTTACCATAAGTAGCAGAGGTTGCTTGGTTTCCAAAGTATCTTTCTAACTCTGGATGTTCTTCTTTGAACTCATCAAGTTTAGTCATCGACATACGGTGTTCAGTAACCTCACCTGTTTCCGTATTAATAAAATCGTAAGTAGGCATCTCTGGTATGTGTTATTTGGTGTGTACATATTCTAATGCTTCAGCAATGATAGGGAATTGTTCTATGAATATCCCTCTTACTGCTTCTGCAATATCCATGTGTTCCTTTTGGGTTCCATGTGCAGAACGTAAATCTATGTAGTGGATCCACGAACGTATACTTCCAGTCATATACAATTTAGTTGGTGTAGCAAGAGGTAGTACAAATCTTGCACACTCCTTAGCAATACCAGCATCAAGCATCTCTTTATATAATTTCATTCCATCAACAAAATGTCTTTGCATTTTAATTTCAAAGTCTTGTTGTGTTAATGGATCTATATCATCAATACTATTCTGACGATTCTTATCATCCTGACGACGTAGTTTAGGTAATGGAATTTCTTTAGCAAGCATACTACTATCAGCATACCTCTGAGAGAACTCTTGGTATGTAAATGATCTATGCCTTAGTATCTGTGCAGCAAGACCACGAGTAGTCTCAATCTCCACAGTCATGTGTGCTTGCTCAAAGACCGACCAGTGACCATGCTTAATACAATACTTTAATAGTCCAGCAACCTTTGGGTTGTCCTGATTCTTAGGATTAGATACCCTAGCAACATAACCAATAGTTTTCTCTGCGTCAGGAGTCACAGAGATCAATGATACTTTACTCATCGTAATTTACATCCTCATGATTAAATAAAATGCGAGACATTATATAAAGACCAAACGCCTTTAGATAACCTATAGTAGGAAGACCAAATAGACCTGGCATTATCCAGTTCCATAATAGCATAAGAACTACTGGTCTAATAAAATTTGCTGCTGCTTCAGCACCCCTTTTAATATCATTTGCTTCCTTCTTCTTTTTCTCTACTTCAGGATCTTTCTTCTGAAAGTATACACTCATTTTGTCTTTGGTTTTTTGGGTGCTTTTGCTTTCTTTGGTGGGTTCCATAATGTTGGATTGATAATACCTGCAGTTTGTTTAAAGTTTTTAAAATCTTTTTTGTACTTATCATAGTAATGATCGAACAGTAGTACTTGACTACTTGCCATAGAAATATCGTAAGCAATACGATCTTCTTTTTTATACTCTACTATGTAAGCACTATAAGGTAATTGTTTATTATTTGCAAGTGTTGGATCACAGTCTTCATGTAAGACTTGAATATCACTCACGATCTATTACCCCATTCGATAGCAGGAAATGCTTCTGTCACTACTGCTTTAGTAATACGTTTATACTTTGAGTTTAAGTTACCATCTTTAATAAGACATAACAACTCTGCTTCTTCTTCTGCTAAACCTTCTAGCAACTGAACAAACATTGACTCACGCTTAAGTGACTTCAAACTATCTTGACCACCTTTTACAAAGCGATAGAACCCTTTGTATTCCTGTTCCAAACGAGTGTGATCAGTCCCTACTGGTGCATCATTAGGTGTGTAAGGTACATCACCTTCAGGAAGCATAGAGATAACACTCTCATCAAAGTTCCAAATCAATAAAGATCTTAGAGCTTGTGAGTTATGCTTCTGTAGTAGAGCAATCTTCTCTGCTTTAGTTTTTGCATTAGAGACCTTTCTCAAGACCTCACTAATAAGTAATCTAGGATTACTATTTTCAATTGATTTTGCTGGCATAATTAATCCTCAGTGTCATCATCTAATTCAGTTTCTTTACGTAGGTAAATTAATTCGTCATGAATTATATTACCATTAGCATCCATCATTTCAGGATGTATAACTGCTCTAGCATAGGCAGCGTTTTCAACGTAGTCTTCTACGTACCCCTTTGCTAACCAAGAAACAGTTACCCCAAGGATAAATGCTCCTATAACAACTAAAACAACCAGAGCAATAATGATTGGTTCCATAGTTTTTCTCCGCAGCTATTTTTATTTAGAGAGTTTCTTACGACCTGGTTTTCGATCCAGTTCATATTGCCATGCATCACTTAGTATACCATGAAGATACTTTCGTAACTTTCTTGCTCTTGGTTTGCCTAAGTGACCATATGCTTCTCTAAGTTGGCGGTGTTCATTGTCTGAACCACCTTTAATATATTGTTCTAGATCATACACTAAGAGAGCTAACTCTTTTGCTGTACTAGAATCAATAAATTCTTTCACTTGCTTACGAGTTGCCTTAATATGCTTAAGATAAGTGTAACATTTGAATAGGTACATTTCCTTTTCAAAAGCACAATCAATAGCATGTTCAACAAGGTCGTAAAATTCTTCCATCAGATAAGATTCTTTTCTCGAAGGTATTTAACAGCATCATTACATCCACCAAGATTTTCGTTATTTAAAACGACTTGAGGGAATGTTGATCCTTCACCAAACTGATCATAGAATGCTTTCTGATCAAAGTCAACCCCCAAGTTATATTCAACAAAACTTAAACCTTTAGCAGACAAGACTGACTTGATCCTTGAACAGTATGGACAACCATCCTTTGAATAGACTGTAAAATTCATATGTAATTAGAGAATAAAAAAGGGTATCCGAAGATACCCTTTATTTAGATATTCAGTTCGACTTAGAATGTGAACTTAAGACCAAGCTTAGCACCCCAATCTACAACGGTGTCGCCAGAAGCGTCTTCACCATTGGTAGCACCAGAGATCTCTCCGTATACATCAGTAGCTTCAGCAAGAGCATAAGAAGCACCAACCTTACCAGAAAGTTCTGTTTCTGTATCGTCAGTAGCATCAGAATGACTTAGTGAAGGACCACCTTGTACATAGTAAGCAACCTTACCTTCAGAAGCAACGCCCTCATATCCGATATGGATATCAGTAGCTGCAGATGAATAGTCTCCATCAGGATAAGAAAGGTTTGACTCAACATTCACATATGGACCAGCAAAAGCTGCACCAGCGAGAAGGAATGGAGATGCTGCAACAGCAGCGATTGTTGATTTGATAGACATGTTTTTGTTTTAAGTATCTCGCAAGGGAAAACCCTGCGGATGATAAGATCCCCGACATGGGATCTTGTATTGCATCTACACAGGGTTACGATTATTTCGAGTCCTTTGTATGATGGTATTTATAATAACATAACTTTACATATCTGTCAAGACTTCCGTACCTCGGTTCTTAACTTTTGTAACTTTTCTCTTGACTCTACCAACATCTCAGCAGTTTTCTGTCTCTCCTCTCGATACCCATCAACATCTGAAGGAAGAACTATGACATCAGCAGGGTTAACTATTGAATCAAATTCAATGTCAGCATCACCAACAACTTCTCTTAGTTCTTGTGTTAGATTTTCTTTTTTAATTTTTGGTAATTCCATTATAGTACCTGAATAACAGCAACAACATCAGGAATTTCTTCCATCAGTTTACGTTCTATACCTTGTTTCAAAGTCATAGTACTCATAGCACATGTTTCACACGCACCACCCAACCGTACTTTAACATATCCTGTTTCATATTCTATCTCTACTAACTGAAGGAATCCACCATCAGCTTCAATATAAGGTACGAGTTCTTCAAGAACCCTTACTACATTTTCTTCTGTTAGTTCCATATGTGTTGCCAGATAGTGTTGTCTCTTAAGGTATTCATATTGATGATCCATTAATAACATACAGCAATACTACTTGCATACTGTTGAGCATAATCTGATGCAAAGAAACTAACATTACATTCATTATAATTACCTTCAACACCATTGTGTGCAGTGTGTAATAATAATTCACCATTGGTAGGTAGGTTAGCAGATACACTTATTGCATTGTTAAGATCTGATAGTGTCCAACTAGTATTCTCCTTGAATGAATTAACCCAGTAATCAAATCCATCTGCCTCTGGCTTCCTACTTATGATAGTAGCATAGGAAGATACAATTTGATCGAAGACCTGTTGATAAGTATAACCTGTCTTGATTGTCATAGTTAACCAAGTAGGAATGTAACTTGTTACATAGTTTCCTAGTAATGTAAAACCATCATTAAACTTAAGGTATCCCTTAGTAGTTCTAGCATATCCAGCAGTAGTAATACCACCAGTAGGTACGCATGAAGGTTCTAACTCATAGTATTCATATCCAGATGCCATCCTAGTATGCCAAAGTAGATTCGGATGATCTTCTTCAATAATAGTTGCGTCTGGTGGGAATGAATCAAGTGATGTAAGTATAACATTACCTAAAGAGTCAGTCAACTTGAATGCCATACCACCTGGATTGGTAGCCCAATTATCATTACCTGTACCATTAATGACATTAATACATAACTCATGACCACCTGCTGCAACATTATTAATAGTATAGAAAGTACTACTAGTAAAAGCACCATTCCAAGGTGCTACATTCTGTCCTATAGATCCTAAGTTAGTACCATCCCATATAAATTCTGCCCAGTTATCTGCCTGAACCTCAAGTATCATAGTACTTGGGTTAGTAACAGTAACAGTCCAACAACCATTGTGTGTGATACCAGATTGAGTCTCAGTGTTTGATGGATATACTGCATACTGATCCATAAAATCTGACCATGCAGGATGAGGACCAGATCTAACCCACTGAGGTGTAGTTGGTATTGTACATGGAGCACCTCTACAAATTAAAAGATACCATCCACCTGGATTATCTGCCCATGCATATGGATCTCCAACTAATCTATTCCTAACTTCAAACTTTATTAAATGTGTTCCAGGTATTAGTGTAAGAGTAAACGTTTCTCCACCCATACCATTTGTATAAGTAACCTCCTTATTGATAAGTAGATTACCTAAAGGATCAATCCAAGTCATCTTACTATCATTATCAGACTCTACTTGGAAAGTGACTGTAATCTCTGAAGCTATATCAATAGTAGTCTCAGCAAACTGCCAACTATTAAGATAAGGATCTACAATCTCATCCGCAGGTTTAACTGAATAGATTGCATAGTCTTTTAAGAACTGCGTCCAAGGAACTGCTGGATTATTAGGTGTCCCTATCTGAATCCAGTTAGTTGTATTAGTACCTTCATTAGCATTAGTAGTACATTTTAATGAGTTTGCAATCTCAGCACCACCATCATTATTAGTAATTCTCCATGCAATACCAGCAGGGTTTATCCACCACCTATCTCTCCATCCAAAGTCATTGGTTACGTTAACAGTTATCTTTAAAGTACCTGATGATAAAGTAGATGTTGCTGTGTATGGTGTAGTATAAGTACCTGTATTAAGATTACCTCCAGTAGCATTAATCAAAGCAGTTGAATTATCATTCAATATAACCTGACCTTCCATGTCACATCCAAATGTGAAACCATAGGTGTCTCCTACAGGTATAGAAACTAGATAAGTAACACTCTGAGGTTCTCCAGGTAAAGTACATACCTCTGGATTAACCCAGACAGAATAATTATTTGCTTGTTCGTTCCACCACTCTGGACTATCAACATTGAAAGTCACTGGAGATGACTTTGCTCTCTTATATTTTAATGTATATGTACCGTCTTGCTTATAAAATCTTTTAGGTTGAATATTAATATCATTATCAAAAGGAGAACATGAATCAACATCCATTATAGGAGTGAAAAATGTATCAGTTAATCCAAATATTTCACCTGGATCCCAAGGCTCAGATGGAGGGTATGGTCTATTGTATTCATCATGACAATCAAATAGCGTACCATCAGGTGCTACCTTACACTTCCTACCTATCCTAATCAAAGGAGGTGGATAAGGATCACCAGGAGGGCAAGGACCATATTCACACAACCAAGGTGGATATATCCATCCTTCTGGATCTGGCCACGGATCTGGGTCTTCTTCACCAGCAAATTTCGGATTGGCATTAAACCAATCCGTCATTAGAGGATCGCAAACTGGTCCTGGATTTCCTTCAGGATAATAATATGCCATTTACATATTAATTTTTAATTATTTATTTGTCTTCCGTTGATCTAAAATATGTTCTAACAACTTCTATCTGATCATGATACCTAGCAATCTTATCTAACTCACATTGAATTGCTTCAGTAATATCTGAATGCTCTCCAATACCTGCTGGATGTTCTAGATAAACATTAACGTTTGCCTTGTGCTTTTCAATTTCCCCACTGGCATGGGCTAGCACCGCCTTGATAAGTGATTCTCTCATGTATACCTCTTGCGTGATTGTTATGTTCGAGTAACTTATTATACCACACCATGTCAGATAAGGGAACCTCTCTACCCAAACGTATCTTACATGCGATTATACTAAACCGTAATCGGTAATCTTTGCTTAACATCTTCTATTGCTGCTGGCAAAAGTGAATACTCACGACGTTGTATTGCTTTAGTAAGTGAGATGACATCATCATCTGGCATGATAGGTACTTCTCCTTGCATGATGATTGGACCACCATCAAGTTCTTCAGTTACATAATGTACAGTGCAACCTGTAACATCATCACCACTATCTAGGGCTTGTTCAACAGCATTTAAACCTTTGTACTTAGGAAGTAATGACGGATGAACATTAATAATAGGACAATGAAACTGAGAAGGTTTCTTAAGTACCCTCATATATCCTGCAAGAATTATAAGATCAACATTCCATGCTTTAAACATGGCAATCATTTTATCTTCATCCTTATAATTAACATGGCAATAAGGAACACCAAATTTATTTGCTCTCTTAATAGCACCACACTTTTTCTTATTAGTTAACATTAAAACAACTTCATCTTGATTACAAGTACGAAGGATGTTCTCGAAGTTGGTTCCGTTACCAGAACACATAACACCTAATCTCATTGTAGATACTCCACTATCTTAAGGATGCCATAGGCAGTGAATACTTGGGGGATAATAAATGCTACCATTGCTACTACCCAAAAGACATAGTAATAGTTTTCTTTATTCTGTGTTCTCATAATGGTGGATACTCCTCGCTTGTAACTTTTTCAGTTTTCTTAGTCTTAAAATCTTCCATCAATCTTTGAACTTGTTTCTTATCAAGTCCAGCAAGTTGTTCACAGTTTTCTAAACAACGATAGATACATTCCCTATCAGAAATGGGTGGGGCAATCTCCCACCCTTGCTCATCATAGTACTTCTCACCCTCAGTAACTTGTGCTTCTACTTTAGCAAGATCATGTCTTGCCTTAGAAGGATTCTTGTAGTTATGGCTTGTACTCTGGTTCTGGCTCATTAATACGATGTTTAAAGTGTTCAGTGTCAAAGTAGGATACACCAGGAGGAGTGGGATCATCGTATGCCATCTTTAACTTACGTTGATACTCACGTTCATTAAGAACTTCATTGATAAGGATCTTCATTTCCTTAACATATTCAGGAGTAAACAACCTACGAGGATGAATCATCATAGGTTTATGTTCCTGTGGTTTGCCACTTGGTTTGTAATTAGGATCAGCAGGACCACTCATCCCTTGAGTGTCAATCTTGCTCATCTTCCCTCCTTGTTATCCAATCTCTATACATTCTACCATACATCATCCCCTCATGGGATTTTATATCAGCACCATCTAATAATTCTTTTTCTCTTTCGGTTAGATCACTAACCATTCCTTTGTACTCTTGCTCCCATTTAGGAACATCTTTAATCCATTGTTTAGGCATAGTATAAAATGTACAATCGACTTATTTAGACAAAAAAATACCCCGAATTTTTTTCGGGGTATCTGGGAATCAAAAAGTGATTTTGGTTTTAGCCAACAGCAGGTGCAATGAGTGCAACTTCAGATGAACCAGCAGATGCTAGGTCAAGTGGGAAGTTGTGAGCATTACGCTCATGCATTACTTCCATACCAAGGTTTGCTCTGTTAAGAACGTCACCCC